CCTGCTCAAACCCTAATAAAGGCTGAAGGTTTTTTACTTCAGGAAGACGGCATTGTGCTGCCAACGCGTCTCTAAAATTAGTTTCATGAGGTGACAAGTCTGCGTTTAGAACTTCACATAACGCTATCTCGTTAGGACCACCTCTCCGAAAAGGGTCTTGATACATTCTCACAGGTCTTAAAACGACATCTGAGTTTTCTAAAGTAGCTTGATTAGTACTTCCTCCATCGAAACTCCAGTCACCTGGACTATCATCAATGTTCAATACTTTTGTTTTGCTTCTTACTTGAGGGGAACCGACTGTACCGTCAATCCATATATATTCTACTAGTTTATTCATATTAGTAAACGTCCAATTCATTTGGGAAATACTCTTTAGTTAGGTCTTTCAAAGAGTGAGGTTTATTTTCATCTAACAGGGAATGTATAATTTGGCTATCCTCCACGTTATTAAAGTGTTCTAATCCCCATTGTCTTAAAAATTTATAATCAAATTTCATATTGTGTGCAATTTTCACAATATTAGAGGACTCCATAAGCTCTCCACATCTCTTCTGAATATGGTTCAATTCGGCAGGAGTCCAATCAGCTTCTTTATGAAATATAGGAAACACAAAGGAATGGTTATCCTTGTAAGCAAATCCACAAGTAAGCAACTTATGCTTGTGAAAATCAAGACCCTCAGTTTCAAGGTCAAAAGCTACAGCTTCAGCTTCCATACACTCATCCATTAACTCATCAAATCTATTTATATCACCATTGACCAATTCATAAGGAGAATCGTCAAATTTATTTACCTTTAATATAAACTTAGCATATGCGTTGTTCAAGTCCTGGATGAATAGTCCTCTCAGCTTTGGTTCCGCATATAACGAGAATGGATGGTATGAAGGTACAATGTTTATCTGAGTCTCCTCATCATCAGAAAGCTTAACGGTAAATTCTTTTCCTCGCTTATTCCCTATTCCAGATTTCTTAGTAAGTGTTTTTAGGGCTAGATTCCCTAACGGTATAACCAAGTCGGGTTTAATTTCCATCAGGTCTTCCTCTAACAACTCTCTATGCTTTGCAAAAGAATCTTTGGTCATGTCTTCCTCCTTTACATTAAAATCCTTTACAGCTGCTACAAACTGGTATGAGTTGCTAGGCAAATCAGACTTCTCAATCAGCATATTTAGAACTTGATATTCTTCATCACTAAACTCAAATACCCGTCCATATTTCTTCTGATAAGAATCATGTATAAATACAATCTTCTCAGGTCCTGTTTCCTGACGAAATATCTCGTCATCTTCAGTATTTTCAAAAGAATTAAATAAATTATCTAAATCGCTCATCTGTAATGGGTTATGGGTAAGAAGAAAAAGAAACCTCACTATTTAAATAACAAGGACTTCGAGGAGTTAATTAAGAACTATCTAAAAGATAACTCTAAATATGAAAGTGAATTAGTTGATAAATTAGACCTATTAATAACAAATATTTTGCATACCTTTAAATTTAGGGTTGACCCTGATGATGCTAGGCAAGAATGTTTCGTACTAGCTTTCAAAGTCCTTAAGAATTTCGACCCTAATCACGGTTCAGCTTTTAATTATTTTACTACGGTCATCGTAAACAATCTTAAACTAATGTACACTAAGAATAAAAAGTACCAAGAGAAAATTAAAAAATATCAAGATTTAAGAACTCCCGATTACCTTAAAAGTGGAACTAAGCCTGATTCCGATTACTAAGCTTAAAGCTTTTATAAATATAAGGTAAGTATTCGGTTTTACGTATACGACCTTTAATAGCTTGTATTAAACATGGAACCTGGGTAACGTTATAAGCTACGAAAGAGTGAGGTAAATCCCAACTATTAACAATATAAACAGTTTCATCACCTTCCTGTTCTACCCACTTATCTAAGTGCTCTAGTAAAGTTTTTGAATACTTATCCCATTTAGAGTAATACAGTACATTAAAGTTTTCCTCTTTCTTTCTTCGGAAAATATTATTTAATATACTTTCTTTCTGTAACCTTTCAATCTTTCTAGCCATTGTCCTTATCACTCGTAGAGTTTCTGGTTTCTTCTAGTATAGCTTTACCTTTAGCAGCAAGCTCCTCTCTTGTAGGTTGCTTAGCTTCTTTAGGAACTTCAAGACCGGCTTCTGAATACATTTTCTGCTTCTCCTCTTCTGACATGTTATTAATCAACTCAGTCATTTCTGTCATGAAGGAATCTATACCCTTATAAAATATAACTTTAGCGAAATCATCGTCGCTCATTTCTTTAGGTTTAGCAGCGTTTCTGAGCTCAGTCCATTGACCAGTCTCAGCCTTAGTCATTTTAATATATAATTTCATACGTCTTTTAGAGTGTTTTACTTTAAATTTCCAATCAATCTCATTAGGATTGAATGTGGCTAGAATAACTTTATTTTTACTTTCCACCCTCTATTATAGTACATGTCACCTAAAAAAGACCCAAATGATTTACTAAAATTAGAAAATGATTTTTATGTGAAGCCTCGTGTAAACGGGAAACGAAAGGGAGCATCTTATGAGAGACAGCTAGCTAAAAAACTAAACGATAGATTTAATACTAAGGACTTCTCCAGAACTCCTGGCTCTGGGGCTTTCGCTACTACTCACAACTTACCTGAACATTTAAAAATTCATGGGGACCTTATAACTCCTGAAAATTTTAAATTTGTAATAGAAGCAAAAAGAGGATACGATATTACTCTGGAAGATTTATGGAAACCTAAAAGTAACTTCTATAAATTCATATCTCAAGCTAAAAGAGATGGGAAAGAATCAAATAAACCTTGGCTACTAATATACAAAAAAGATAGACAGAAGGATATGGTTGTATGTGAACATAAGTTTGATATACAAGAGAGAGCTTTAGTAAAAGGGAAATATAATATTTATTTACTTGAGGATATTTTAAAACTAGATGACTTAAGCTTCCTTAACGTATCTTGATACCTCATCCCTATTATTCATAATCTCTTGAGCATCAATCTTATGTGCTTGTTTCCTAGAGACATTACCTTTCTTAGAAGTTCTTGCTCTAGCTGAAGATTTAGCTTGCTTATCTAATTTAAGATTAGTTATAGCATCAGAATCATTTCTAAGTAAAGCGATAGCGTTAGCTACAGCTACATTCCTTATATCTCTGTGAGTTACCAACTTAGTTCCCGGACCATCTGAATTTTTTACAACTACAGCTCCAGGTCCGTTACCTACAATGGTTACAGAGTTTCTAAGTTGTCTTCCCGCTTTAAGCTTTCCTATCTTTGCTTTATTAGGTCTATCAGCATTGCTTAGCATATCAATTTCTTTTTGCTCTTTCCAATCTGCAATTCTATAAGACAGGGCTTTTGCTTTTGAAGTATACGTAGGGTCTCCAGTCTCTTTTAATTTATCTAATTCTTTTAAAGAAACTTGAAGTGACATTGCCTCATCATAAGATTTAGAATTAATATTCACTTGACCATTAAAGGTGGATTCCAAATCAGCACTAAGTGTAGCTCTTTCAGCTTTAGCTTGGACATTTAACTGTTCTCCACTAGCGTCGTCACCTACTAAAGTAGGGCTTTCTATCTGTGATAAAGCTTCGGCAGCTCTTGCATTAAAATTATTAACACTATTTAAAGCAGCATCTTTTAACTCTCCAGAAAGTGCTGGATTACGAATACTGCTTATATTTTCACTTACAGCTTGATTAACATATTCACTATTCTCTAACTCTCTTAAATCAGTAATACCTTGATTTGTAAATCCGGATTGTCTGTAAAATTTATCAGAAATGGGGTAAATATATTTACCGTTCTGAGGAGACATAGCTAAGTAGTAATCTTCACTAGGCTTTTTCACCCCTAACTTAGATAACATGTATTCCATATCTTCAGGAGCATCACACACAAGTAAGGAGTCTGCTACACATCTAGTAGGGTAATCAACCTTATAAACACCTTGACCTGGAGGTTGTATTCCAGTTACTTTGTTTATAGGTCTTCCATCAGGATGGTCCATTGATATCGTAACGTCTCCTTTAAAATTAGAATCTTCTCTTCCATGCATTTCGCTAATAGCATTATGTATAGGATTTTCATTCAGCTCTCGTCTCAATATTTCTAAAGTAGTATCTTTACATTTATCTTTTCTACCTTCAAACTTACCTCCTACCAATCCTTCAATATCATCTTGAACAGATTGGAAAGCCATGCTTTTAAAACTCATAGCTCCTTTATTAAGGTTTTCAAATCCTTTAACATGTTTAGCTAATTCTTTTGTTTCTTTTTGATATTTATCACATGCTTCTATTAAAATTTTTACAACAAATCCTATCTTCTTTTCTATTTTCGTTGCATCTCCTACCTGTCCTTTATCCCTAAGGCTTTTAGCGTGTAATAAATAACTAGCTAAAACAGCTGAGTTTTCTGAAAGAGTGGAAACAAGGTTAGAAGCAGAATCTATATGGTCTATCTTGAATAAATTTTCAGAAGAATTAGTCCCGTCCTCTTTACATATTTTTACGGTTCTAAATTTTGACATTAGCTGTTGAAGTGGATTTGTACCTAATCTTTCATGATTGTCTACACCTCCAATAGAGTTAGAAAGGCTGACCGTAGCTGATTCGGAACCGTGTTGTTCTTTAACTCCTTTATATCCACTTCCTCTTTTATCTTTATCTGGGAACTGTTCTAGGCTTTCCTCAGTAAGGTCTCCTATTAACCCAGACATTTTACTAGGGTCATTATCTTGACCTTGATAGTTCCCATACCCTAACGCGTAAGTTGTTCCGTTTGTATTAGCAAAATAAAATCTATTTCTAAGTTTCTTTAAAGTATCATCTTCTCTAATACATGAATCTTCATTTAGAGCAGTCTCTAAATCATCGTGATTATCACTTATCCAATTCAACATGTCATTAGTATCTTGTTGAAGTTGTCTAGTAGCATCATGAATTAACTCTTCGCTAGGACTAGGCATACCAAACATGATAGTAGTTATCTTTGCTAATATACTTCTAAACTTTTCATAAGGGTGTCCTGGAGGATATATTTGAGTAGGACCTAAAAGAGAGTACACATCTGCTTTATCTTCATTAGGGATTATTCCTTGGTTTTGAAGTTTAGCTAATGTAGTGGCTAACGTATTATTACCCGCAGCTATCTCTTGAGCTCTAGCGACTGCTTCTGGGTCTTGTCCTACCTGTCCTGCTTGAGCAGCGGCATCTACATCACCTTGACCCTCACCTGTTCTAGTTAAGGTGTATTCTAGGTATTTAATAATCGAATCTCTATCTGCTACAGGCAATGAACCCGTAGCTCCGGGACTTGTATTAGAACCTCTAAAGTTAAATCTTTCTCCTTTAGAGTCTTTTTTTATACCTACGAATACTCCAGAGTCAGGAACTTTTTCTCCTTCAGCCATTGGCTTTGCCGAGTTAAATCCCCCTATCAAACTATCAACATCTCCTAAGGTGCTTTGACTGTGAGCTATATTCCTAAATTGAATTTGTATATTTTTAAGGACATCCTTAGGCACATCTTTCAAAGCTCCTCTAGATGCAGTATTAGCATCAACTTGTATCTCTGATAGTAGAGAATTCATAGACTCTAACTTATACGTCCTTTTACGTAAGGCGCTATAAGATTCTAAGAGAGATTGAAAAGTGTCCATATTTTAAAATAAGATAGGATAGCCTCTAATAAGAAACTATCCTATAATAGTAAGATTTTATTTAAATTTTATTAATCTAGTCCTGCATATTGCACTGCAAAGTCGTAACGAATAATACATTCAATAGAGTGGAACTCATTAGTACTATAGTTAAACTCAGCAAGTTTCCAGGCTTTAGGATAAGCTCCATATAGATTAACATGTTTGACTGGGAACATTGCATTATCTAATTGATAGATTTTAACGTGGGATTTGAAACCACCGTTACCGCTCATGAATTGAGGAGTGAACACACCATTGACAGGGTCGTAAGTGTTGGACATCCAATCATATAGTTTCTCAGCTACAGCACCTTTTACTAAGTTATCGAAAGTAATTGTTACTTCTTCTGGAGTTACTTTTCCAGGATAGAAGAACTTATCGTTAACCCTGTCTACGACTATGTCTTCTGATGTAAATGCTATTTGAGATACTGTCTTAGCGGCTAAAGTTAAAGTTTCTTCTCCATCAAGTCCTGTAGGTAGAATTATTTCTACCTCCCATTGAAATGCACGGAAAGATTCTAAGCTATGCGAAAGTGTAGGAAGTTCCCCATTGTTTAGGGTTCTATTTGTTTGTGTTGCGTAATAAGCGTTTGCCATTTAGTAAGTCTCCTTATTATATAGTTTTATCCGAGGTCGGCAGATTGGTTAGTCAGATTTAGTTCGAAGACCAAAACTTCAGCTGTTTTTGTAGGTTTGATTAGAACTCTACACCACATTTCATTTCTATCAATACGTAGAGGAGTATTTGTAGTCTCATCACAGATTACTCTGAATTCGGTAATACCTCTCCGTCTTCGTATATCATCTAAAGAAGGTTGTAGTAAGTTTACAACTCTGTTCCAAGTAAGAGGGTCATTCGGCTCGAATACAATTTGTCTAGTAGCTGCCAATACCATCTTGCGAATGGAAATCATCATTCTTCGGACGTTTACCCTGTCAAGAGAACTTGGAGTTCTTTGAGCTGTTCTTTGACCCCAAATGCAAATTCCATCTTGTGCAAATTTAGCTATTGGGTTTACAGCATTTCCAGGCTGGTAAAGTGAATCCCTATCACCTTGGTTAAGAATTACTTCTACGTCCGTAGGTTTAGTTAATCTACCTCTAGTTAATCCAGCAGGTGCAAACCAAGGGTCTGATACTGAATCTGTATGACACATAACTGAGATAGCGTAAGCTGCAGGGTCAATATAAATGTCTGCGGCAGATTTTACATCAAATACTTTTAGCCACGGCCAATATATTGCCGCATAGCTGCTGTTAATTGCGGCTGTACGACCATCACCTTGACCATTATGCCAGTTGATAGCTTTCTGAGGAGTTGTTAACCCTTCAGGAGGAGATACCACAGCTAGGAAGTTTTGAGAAGATTCAGCCAAAGTTATAAGTTCATTCTGTACTGTTTGTTCTGTAATTCCAGGAACAGCTGCCATTGAGATGTTTAAAGAATCATCGTCAAGAGCGTGGATTCCAGTCTTAGCAGAAGAAGCTCCAGTAAGAGCTGACCTTACATCACCTGTTATTGCTCCTCCAGCAGAGTCTCCATTAACACCACCTGATAAAGAGTATGTACCATCTAGCATTTTTAAGAATCTTGGAGTAGCATTAACTTGAACGTTTGCATCTGGGTCGGTCATATCAATACTACCTCCTGCTAATTTATTTTCAAATGCTGTAGGAGGAGTCCAGTCATTACCTGTTGCTCCTGTATAATCTTGGAAA